AGGATATCAGCTTTCGCTTCAGAAAGTTGTTTGGAAAGTTCGACAAGCTTTGAAACGTTACCCGAGAGGTCAGTTCCAACGGAAGTCATATGTTATCCTGTAATTAAATCTTTAAGCACACAAACTGCGCTGCATGAGATCAGGGACGATAGTGGAGTTGTTCCACACGAAGGGATCCTTGCTGTTGGGAGGATCCGCGCGGATTTGCTGGTTGGCGTTGCGGAGGGCACCACCGATGGTTTCGGGGAAACCGACCTGGGCGCGGGGCTCGAGGAAGTTCTGTCCCTTGAGCACGTCCTCTGGGGCAAACTGTCCAAAATCCTCCTCGGAAGCCACCTCGCGGGGAAGGAGAGAGGAGGCGAGACCGGTACCCTTCTGCATACCACCATTCACGGGAGCCGCAGCGGGGCCAATGACCGAACCGCTACCGAAGCCAACGTACTCACGCTCATTGATGGAGTAGTCGGAAGTGTTGTTAAGAGTAGTGAGTAAGTAGACAACTACGGCAATGGCCACGAGAGTAAGTATCTTAGACTGGTGACGCTTGAGCATATTAGCGATCATCTTTATATAATAGTAACAAATTTTTTTTATTGGTCGTCATCGACAAATGCATATTCGTCTGGGTATGTGTCGACGATTGGCTCTGGATGAAGCCTGACCTGAACGAGATTCCATGTACACGCGAATGATTTCTTGGCGAACCAAAGTTCGGAAAATTCGAGGATGACATCACAAGATTTATCCTTCTGGAGAGTTTCAAAGTCCACAGCCTCCTGCTGAGAATTGAAAACCTTGGTGACGTCGATTCGTTCGCATCTCAGCTGGTTGTCCGGTGCACTTTGTGTATAAGCTCCCCTGATAACATCCTCGGATAACTCCTTACCAAACCAATCAACCGCATTCTCTTGGGCGGCTGTGACATTCCCTGAATCGATTACCTTGATCTTCTCAACATTCACATCAGATACGATGTCAATAAGAATATCATCAGAAATATCAGAGATTTTAACACCGTTCAGCTGAACGAAAACCTTTCGCTTGTTATCATTACGGACCTTCACGGTTCGGAGGCCATCTTCACCTTTGGTGAGGGTATCAAAAATCATTTATACTCTATATGTGTTTCATTTCTTTAACCCAACAAATGGTATATTAGACGCCTTGTCTAGAATTGATTTCGAAAGCCAGTCATTTCTATTTCCTCTGTACCCATACAACGTTTTCTTAACATTGACATTCTTAGCAATTTTTTGCGCATTCTTCGGCCTGTAATTTTGTTCATTTTTTACATAGGACTTATTACTGACAGTTTTCCATTTGAGTGACTCTACATTGAAGCGTTTATTCCCTGATGATTTTTCATAATTATTACCCACCTTTGTGCCCTGGGTAACTGTCTTAATGCCATGTACTAACTGCTTAGATAAACGCTCCTTTAGTGGTTCTGTCGTGAATTTACTATAGTTACGCGGGTTAATACCAGATGCTTTCTTAATGTTCACATTCCCAGGTTTGGCGCGTACCGTGCGGACCTTTATGATCTTATTACGGACTTTTTTGAATATATCATCGATGGAGTCGCTCTGTTTGATGCTCTTATTAAACATTTGTCCAAGTTTTATGAGTCGTTGACGATCCTTCTCTTTCTTTTCTGGTCGCAATTTAAGCTTGTGCATGAGGTAAATGTCTCCAATTAAGAATTCCTTACTCGCAACTAAAATTTTGTTATTTACAACCATCTTTCCTGTGCTGGCGTTGCGGTATGTTATCCCCTTCTTTCTCGTTAATGCGACATCCGAACCAAACTCATCTGGGCGCATGAATGGAATATCTAAGATACCACCCATCGTGAAATCCTGAATTTTACCCGTTTTAGGTGATAAATACCTAATATTGAGATCCAGTGCGAATAACTCTACATCAATAAAAACATCACCCTTTCCTGGATTGTTATTTTCCCTCGTCTTCTTCTTCTTGATAAGTGTGTACCTTCTAGTCACATACGGCCCCTTGTTTTTGAATCCCACACCAAGGAACTTGGTCAACTTACCTTTCTGTGCCAATATGCGATTTTTAATCCGTGCATTTAAGCGACTGGATATTTCTCCAAGTTTATTCCACAGGAGTAGTTTCAAAGCCTGGAGTTTTCCAAAGTATTTCGCATTGGTTTTCATATGTGGGACAAATTTTGCGTCAATGTCACTCGTGACTATACGATCTTTGAAGTCCACATACATGTTAAACGCTTCACCCCCACTTATGATGAGATCACCCGATGATTTGAGAAATTCAGTCAATTCTCCAGTTGTTTGGAGGATGATATCACGGATAGAGTCTGTGATGAAAACATAAATCATCTTCTCAAAGTCTTTATCAGGATATGAACTATGAACACGGTCCCTGAACTTTTTTAAGTCTCGTTGTTCATTTCTATCAAAATATTTTTTGAGTTTTGAATCTTTGAAAAGTAGATTATCATTCATAAATTTTTCGATAGTCTCCTTAGGGTAAATCTTTTCATCCATTATTATATTGTGATATAATATTATGGACTGTGGTATTATAGACGAGTGTAGATGCTACAAATACAAAGGTGCGAAGAATCAATTCTGTGGTGCGAGGAGAGGTCCAACTATTTCCCCGTGCCCAAGTGCGTGTTGTGCTGGTGGATGTTCTGGGCAACCTTTCCGAATTTTAAAGAGACCCAAACGTAAACCGAAAAATGATTCTAGGTTCTTTACTCGTGATTATCTATTTGGTTTCTTTGTGATAATTACATTATTGTTTCTCGTGTTCCATGACTTAAAGATTAAGTCAGTAAGATAGATATAATGTCTCTTGAAACCATTCAAACCGATATCGTTGCTCTTCGTTCCGAGGTAAAGACCCTCACCAAGCTCATTCGTAAGATCAAGAATACCCAAGAGGATCCCGATGGTGAGAAGGCTAAGAAGCGTGCTGAGAACAACGGGTTTAACCGAAAGCAGGAAATCACACCTAAGTTGCGCGCGTTCCTTGCCCTCCCAGCCGAGGAACTCATTTCTCGTTCGGAGGTGACCAAGTTCATCAACAAGTATATCCTTGAGAAGGGTCTTAAGCACCCCGAGAACGGTCGTCAGATCATCCTAGACGACACACTCAGGGATCTTCTCGCACCCCCCGCTGACGTCGTTGTAACTTACCTCAACCTCCAAAAGTACCTTTCTCCTCATTACATTAAGAAGGAACCTGTAAAGGCTTAAAAAAATAAAACATAGTATTAACAACAAGATGGTTACTTTCGTAACGAAAGAACAAATAGAACAACTTGTTGGTACAAAGATCAAAAACCTTGATTTGTACCAAAAGGCTTTTACACACAAATCCGCACTCAAAGAATATGAACAATTTACAGAATCATTTGAAACTCTGGAATTTATTGGAGATTCCGTACTAGGTTTTGTTATCACCAAATTTTTATTTGATCGTTACGAAAGTCGACAAGAAGGTTTCCTCACGAAAGCTCGTACAAAGCTCGTTCGTGGTGAAACATTGGCTAAAATAGCCAACACGATGGGGTTGAATGCATTAGTTATCATGGATGAAAAGGGGATGCGCAATGGATGGAATAACAACCCCAAGATTTTAGAAGATGTGTTCGAAGCTCTAATCGGGGCTCTTTACATGGATCTTGGTCTTCTTCACGCTAAAGAATTCGTACTCAGGATCTACACAAATCCCGCTATGATTGACTTGAATTCCATCATGGTTGACGATAACTTCAAAGATCATCTCATGCGTCATTGTCAAGTGAACAATCACCAACTCCCCGAATACCGTGTAGCTGGTCACCATGAGGGTCTATTTTACATAGATGTATATATCGATAATCAGTACGTAAGTCGAGGTACCGCTAAAAGTAAAAAACACGCTGAACAGGAAGCTGCGAAACACTTTTTTCAAAGAATAGAACACTTTAAAAGACAAGGATTGGCTTAAAAGATTGAGAAGTATATTATTTAATAATGCACCCAAATGTTAAAGCTTTATTGGAGAGGGAATATGCGGCGCAGAAATCCGAAGAGTGGCTCGAACTCCGTGGTAACATGTTGACTGCGTCTGATGCAGCCACGGCTATTGGTGTGAATAAATACGAAACACCCGAAGGACTTCTACTCAAAAAATGTGGTCTCGGTGAAAAATTTACCGGTAATGCGGCCACCCGTCACGGTGAGAAATTTGAAGATGAAGCGCGTATTCTCTATGAAGAGAGACACGGAGAAGTTGTCCATGAACTCGGTCTATGCCCTCACCCCATACATAAATGGCTCGGTGGGAGTCCTGACGGTGTATCCGAGTCTGGAAAGCTCGTCGAAATTAAATGCCCTCCTATGCGACAGATTATACCCGGGGAAGTACCCATTCATTATATGCCTCAGCTTCAGTTGTGTATGGAGATTTTGGACTTGGAAGAGGCGGATTTTATTCAGTACAAACCGGCGGAGACCAATTGGCCAAAGCCTGAAGAGTTTGATGTCGTGAACGTTAAGCGGGACCCCGAGTGGTGGAAGACCAATTTCCCGATTATGAAGGAATTTTGGGAAAAAGTACTCTATTTTCGAGAACATATTGATGAACTTCCAAAACCTAAGTTGAAGAAGACTCGTAAGAAAAAGGAACTTGAACCAACTGTCTGCGAAATTGAACCACTTCCCGAAGAAGACCCCTACAATGACGACTGAAGACCAATACACCTTGGCGACAAAGACCCTTAATGGGCGTCTATTCTCACCGTACCAAAAGGAAGGTGTGATGTGGATGCTCAACATGGAAAATCAAAAATCAGGACCCAAAGGTGGGTTTCTGTGTGACGAAATGGGTTTGGGTAAGACTGTGCAGCTTATTTCCACTATGCTTGGCAATTTTCAAGATCGCACACTCATCATCGTACCCAAATCTATTATCACTCAATGGCGTGATGAAATTAATACATTTGCACCCAATTTATCTGTGAATGTGTATGATGGACCCGACAGAAAGATTGATCACTCGTGCAACATTACTATCGCACCATATACCGTTCTTACAGTAAAAGGTGCCGAGAATGGTGGCGTTACACCTCTGCACCACGTGCAATGGGATCGGACCATTCTTGATGAAGCACATGAAATACGAAACAGTGGTTCAAAGTTACACAAAAGTGTGTGTCGTTTGCGTTCCACTATTAAGTGGATCGTGACTGGTACACCTGTATTTAACTCGATGAACGATTTTGTTTCTTTGTGTGTATTCTTTGGCTTTCACAAGTCGAGTGTTCAGGTCATGGCCAAAGATATCAAGGATATTTACATCCTTCGTCGAACCAAAGAAGATCTTGCACAAATCAATGAACGCCTCAGGCTCCCACCGTGTCACTTTGAAAATGTTGAACTTGATATGCTCCCAGAAGAAAAGGCTCTCTATGAATTTGTTTTTTTGGAAGCACAGGATATTATCAAGGATGTTTTCAAAGATGCAGTGAGTTTGAATTCAAAAAATATGGTCATTTTGGAGTGTCTTCTTCGTGCTCGTCAGTGTATGATTTGGCCACAAATGTATCTCGACGGGGTGGCTTCTAAAAATGGTGTTTCACCAACAAAATGGACCGGGAGGTCAAAAAAAATGGAAACATTATTCAGTTTGATTGAAGAGCACCCAAAGGAAAAGAGTCTCATATTCTGTCAGTTTCGTGGTGAAATGAATCATATTCAGAAAAATTTAAAGTGTCAAGTTTTCAGAATCGATGGGTCAATTTCGAGAGATGACAGAGTTAATCAAATTAATGCGTTTAAACGCGCGCCACCGGGAGCTGTTTTTATCATTCAGATAAAAAGTGGGGGTCAAGGTCTCAATCTCCAGGAGGCCACGCGTGTGTACATTACCGCCCCCGCGTGGAATCCAGCCACTGAACTCCAGGCGATTGGTAGGAGTCATCGCACAGGTCAAAATCACACGGTTTTCGTGAAAAAGTTGGTATACAAAGAATGTGTACGTTTCGTCAGTGTTGAAGAAGAAATGATGGCGCTCCAGGGTCACAAATCATTGGTTTGTTCGGAAGTTCTCAACGATGACCGTGTTAAAACACAGATTCCAGTCAATCGAATTACTGATAAAATTTCAATTCTGGACATCAAAAAAATTTTCAAAGCATAAGATAAATGACTGTTGGTTCCCGCGCAGAAGTATTCCATGGTAACGCTACCCAGACAAGTGGTGGTCTCACCAAGAAAGACCTAAAGATGAAGGATGGCCGGATTATCTCCAAGGCGGCGAGTAAGGCTTCGAAGAAGTCTTACAAGAAGACCGCCTTCAAGGCGTTTGTTGATGCGGCGAAGGCGAAGTCGAAGGATGGTAAGTTCCACCGCGTTCCTAAGGAGGGAACCAAGGCGTACGATAAACTTCTCAAGCAGTAAAAAATCTGTGTCTTAATTAAGAATGACCATAGCGTTATGGAACTACTCTGTTAAGGAGGCGAAGGACCGATTGAATATTGATCGTTCTAAGTTCGTGCGAGTACAGGGGAAATTACTCAAAGAAGCTCAGGAAATTTACCATATATTATTAACCAAGCCCACACGGCGTGTAAAATCTAAAAAGTAGATTTGATAAAAAAATGTCAGTAAATACTAAATGGCTCCAGTCAAAACGGCAAAAGCTGGATCTTTTATGAATAAGAGGAAGAAGCAGGGAGCTGCGATGGCCAAGCAAGCACAATCCCAAGGTAAAGCCATGGCTGCCAAGGCCAAGGCTCAGGGTCCCGGTATGATGGCACAGATTCAAGCTAAGGCCAAGGCCGCCGCCAATAAGGCCAAGGCTGCCGCTCCGGGTGTGATGGCTCAAGCCAAGGCTGCTGCAAACAAGGCCAAGGCTGCCGCTCCGGGTGTGATGGCTCAAGCCAAGGCTGCCGCTCCGGGTGTGATGGCTCAAGCCAAGGCTGCTGCAAACAAGGCCCAGTCCCAAGTCAAGGCGGTCGCGAACAAGGCCCAGTCTCAAGCCAAGGCGGTCGCCAACAAGGCCAAGGCTGCTGCTCCAGGTGTGATGGCCCAAGCCAAGGCTGCCACAGCTACAGCTACAGGTAACAAGCCTAAAAATAACAGCGCAGTGAAGAAAGTTGCCAATGCGGTGCCATCCAATGGGAGGGCGAATTTTAAGGGTAAAGCGATAGCTAACAAGGTTCAAGCGGATGGACGCAGGATGGCTGAGAATACGACGACTCAGACACTCGCCGCCATCGAGAAGGGTCGCAATATGGCCAAGAAAGCGCATCGTCAGGCTATTAACATGGCCACACAGGCTCATAACCAGGCACTCGAGAAGGCTCGTATGGAGGCACAAGCTAATGGTCTTCAATTTGGTGAAGAAATGCCTATGAATTACATGGATAATATGGGTCGTCGCATCATGCAGGGGCCCAATGGTGGTGCTTATGTAAACATGCCCGGTGGTGCCAGGAATTACAGGCCTAACGCGGCTTTTAGGAACCAAGTGGGTAGTGGTATGGTAACACCCGTCGCGGGTCAAAGTGGGCTTCCCCAAAATCTCCGATTTTAAATAAGAAACTGGAAACCTTTTAAATTTTGAGGCTCGTATACAACGAGCTGATGAAGCTTCCAAGTACACCCAAACTTCCTGTTCAAGAAATACACGCTATTTAACTCAGCAATAGCATGACCCGAATTTCTTGAATAGAGACCATTAGAAACCTCCGCCTTGACTGCGTTTTTATCAGAATCATAGACACCCGCCTTAATCATTCCTTGATGATCAGTGTCAACCTTTACACGAAACTTGGGTTCCCTATCGGGTGACTCTTTGACATTGGAATTGAACATTGGTACGAGTTCATCCTTTGTCATTTGGTTACCAAAAATCTTTTCACTTTGATTTACGACTGATTCTATGATCTTATCCTCAATCTCACGAATACCTTCATAGAATTTTTTAATATAACTACCATCTTCATCGTGTCCCTTCAATGCAAAGTCGATATTATACTTCGTCATTCCTACTTCAGGTGTAAATCCTGACACACCAAATGGCATATACAACCTCGGAAACTGAATACGCATAGGAGTTCCCTGTTTTGTCGATAGAACTACTTTTCGATTGTTATATTCCCCGATTTCAAGGTTGTTGATAGCTTCATTAATTTTCGACATTTCTAATTTATAGTGTGGTTAAAACTTTAAGCCGAACACGCGACACAGTCTGGTTCTAAACTGAATTGGATTGGTCGAGCCTTTGCCTTAGATCTCAGATAATACATACCGGTCTTAAGACCCGACTTCCACGCGTACATATGCATCGAAGACAACTTGGACATTGTGGGACTTTCCATGAACAGATTCATCGACTGACTCTGGTCTATGAACCTACCGCGATCAGCTGCCATGTCGATGATACATTTTTGGCTAATTTCCCATACAGTTTTGTAAAGTTTCTTAATATCATCGGGAATATCGACAATGTTTTGAATAGACCCACCCGCCTTGACCATGAGATCTTTCATTTCCTTGGACCAGAGACCCGCCTTCTTTAGGTCATCTACGAGATGTTTGTTCACCACTACAAATTCACCCGCAAGTGTGCGTCGCAGATAGATGTTCGTCGTGTACGGTTCAAAACATTCATTGTTACCGAGAATCTGTGCAGTAGAAGCAGTAGGCATCGGTGCCATGAGAAGACTGTTCTTAAGACCCTTATTCTTGATACGCTCAGCCATTTCAGTCCAATCATACCTAAGTGGGTACTTAGCCTCACCACCCCACATAGATGGCTGAAGAATACCCTGAGAAGCCGGTGAACCTTCGAATGTTTCATACGAACCGTCAACTTCCGCCAATTCGGATGAAGCTTCGAGTGATGCGTGGTACATAGTTTCAAAAATCTGCGCATTCATCATTCGCGATTCCTCACAGTCGAATGCGAGACCACACAGAATGAATACATCTGCAAGACCTTGAACACCTAGACCAATGGGGCGATGTCTCATATTAGACTTCTTCGCCGTTTCAACTGGGTAGAAGTTTCTATCGATCACGCGGTTCAGGTTTTTCGTAACAATCTTAGTGACTTCATGCAATTTATCAAAGTCAAATGTTTTCGCCTCCCTGTTTACATATTTTGGGAGTGCAATAGATGCCAGGTTACAAACCGAAGTCTCATCCTTATCTGTGTACTCAATAATCTCCGTACACAGGTTAGAACTCTTAATCGTACCTAAGTTCTTTTGGTTACTCTTCTGATTACAAGCATCCTTATACAGCATATAGGGAGTCCCAGTCTCTGTCTGAGACTTGAGAATCGCTTTCCAGACTTCAGCCGCTGGGACAGTTGAATTGGCGAGACCCTCCTCTTCATACTTCGTGTACAGTGCTTCAAACTCTTCACCGTACACATCAGAGAGACCCTTGGCTTTGTCGGGGCAGAAAAGTGACCAGTTCCCACCTTCTTCAACCCTCTTCATGAACAGGTCAGGAATCCAGAGACCCGAGAAGAGATCCCTGCACCGAGCTTCTTCATCACCTTGATTGAGACGAAGTTCCAGGAAATCCATGATATCTGTGTGCCATGGTTCGATGTACACTGCGATAGAACCCTTGCGCCTACCAGCCTGATTGACATAACGCGCCGTGGCGTTGAATACCCTAAGCATCGGAATAATCCCATCGGATTGACCATTGGTGCCTCGAATACGGGACTTATTGCCACGAATATCATGAATATGCATACCGATCCCACCTGCCCATTTCGAGATTTGGGCACACTCTGTTAGTGTACCATAAATGCCGTCGATTGAATCACCCTTATTGGCGATGAGAAAGCATGAAGACATCTGGGGCCTGGGTGTTCCAGCGTTAAACAGTGTAGGTGTCGCGTGAATGAAAAAACCTTGAGACATTTTGTCATATGTTTCCAGTACCCCTTGAATATCCTTACCATGAATACCTATAGAAACTCTCATAAACATATACTGTGGTGTCTCCACTAACTTTCCATCGACGCGTTGAAGATAACTCTTTTCGAGAGTCTTCAAACCGAAATAACCAAAGTCAAAATCACGATCAGATTTAATAAACTCTTTGACCTTTTGTGCGACTTCGACGACTTCATCTGTGATAATACCAGCCTTATGAAGCTTTCTCATAGCGAGATGGAAGTTGTTTGGGCACACCTTTTGGATGTTACTCGCAATAATACGGGTCGCGAGAATTTCATAGTCTGGGTCAGATGTGATCATTCCGATACAAATTTCGGCTGAAAGTATATCAATTTCTTGAGCTGTGATGTTATCGTACATGGAAGAAAATACCTGTTGCGCAACCTTAGACGAATCGCAATTTCCTGAGAGATCATACGTTAAATTCTTGATCCTATTGGTGACATTATCAAATTTCATATCCTCAATACGACCTGAGCGTTTAATAACTCTCATATACCTATTGTTAAATTTTTATTTTTAACTTACTTCTTACATTCTAAGTCTTTACTCCGGACGGGAACAGTTCCCGCCACTTCCATTTTGCGATTGGGTTGAAGAAGGTATGTGTTTACAAAAAAAGAACCTTCCTCACCAGCCTTGGAGACTGGGGCATACGAACCTACGAAGCATGCTGGGGGTTTGCAGTTAATTTCAGCTTCCTTCTTTAATGTTGGATGTTGAGCATACGCTTCGTCGAAGTTGGACATGTTCAGCATTTACTATTTACATATAATTTTTTTCGGCGAGTATATTAAATGAGTTACCTCAATTCCATCAAACAAACCGAGACTCCTCTGAACTCACTCTTTTTTTCTGAGTTCAATACCGAATTGCTTCAGCGTGGGATTCGTCAGGCCTTTAAAAATAAGAGTGGTATATCCATAGATTATCAGAACCCCGATGATTTATACAGTCTCATGCGTGTGGTATTCATCAACAACTCTGGTGATCACAACAAGGAAGTTAAGAAGCAGGTCAAGTACATGAACAGTCGTGTCATTGATACAGCTGTCGGTCAGATTCAAACGGGTGTAGCTCAGTATATCGCGTACACCAAGGAAATTGACACAACCAGGGACCTTTTGGATCGTCCAGTGAATACGAGCACTACGGGAAATAAATTGGACAAGAATACAAAAATCGGTATCAACTAGTTTAAAGTTATGATCGCATGGTATATTAAGTATGAGTCTTAACTACTATAAAACTGAAACCGAAAAGGTTTGTCGATCAAAAGGGTGGGATCGTGCTCCCGTTGATACGGTGTGGCTTTTACTAACAGAGGAGTTTGGTGAATTGGCGTCAGCAATTCGTCAACACAAAAAAACGTTCAAGAAGACAAATCTCAAAAAGGAACGGGGTACTGATATTATGATGGAAATGGGAGATGTTTTCAGCTACCTTTTTCAACTGGCACATATGCTAAACGTAGATCTCGATCAGATGTGGTGTGAACACAAAACTAAAATGCGAGATAAGAAATATAATCTGAAGTAATAACAAGTATGAGTTCATATATGCTCAATAATGAAGATGCGATCAATGACGTCAACCCATTTGTCACACATGATTTCTCCCTTCCAGGGGGTGTGAGACAGACAGGTGATTTTGAAAATTTCTCAGAAATGAATAAAACTGTATGTAAACCAGTATCTGTAGATGATCGCAGTGTATTTTGTGATTTTGGATTATGTGACGACCAATTAAAACCAGTTGTTCGTGATATCGTTATTCAACCTAAACGAAATATAGATACTGGTTTCACTTGCCCACCAAAAAAGAAGAAGGTTATGAAAAAGGAGATGAGGATTCCTTATTTTGGTATATTTCTTTGTGTACTGTTTATACTTCTGATTGTATTATATTCAGGACGTTAATGAAATACTCTAAACGCCCCAAGTTGTTACACTTCTGAATTATTTCAAGGAGGTATTTCTTACAAAATTTCTTCATAAAATCCACTTGCCAAGCACTGTTCATATTGATAATCGGTGGCTGGAATGTGGGATCCAATATTTTACTAGAATGTGCGAGACGAATATAGTTATAGTCTTGTGTAAACACATTTTCTAGTGTGAGCTCTGCTATTTTATGTTGCACTTCGAGTGTCTTTTTAACCATAGTATCAAGAAACTTTACGTATAAGATGTTTCTCTTGGTAGAATTTATCATGGTCCAATCTCCATTGGGTTCGGTAGAAATGTAATCGACGTACGTGTCGTATTTCTTATCCTTCTTGACGAATCGCTCGTATACGATTTCGATATAATTCATTTTAGAGTCAACATCGTAAACAGAGGTTGCACTCTTAACAAAGCAGTTCATGTGAATATAAAGAGAATCTAGTCTTTAAACACCTAAGTGGGGTATGTGGAACATATAAAGTATGTCCCAAAATCGAAATGTATTCATCGATCGCAAACAACAGTTTTTCTTATCTACTGACACTGGATGAATTTCGTAAAGCTTTACCTGACGAGTTAAGACCATCATGGGTAAAGATTACCACAATAACCATGATATCAAGTTTTGTTCAAGAGATTAATATCAAGAAACTTCGAGCTATTTTTGAGGAGATTGGTTCTTACACCATGAAACGATCAGGCTCTGGAGGTGACGGAGGATTTCACTGGAAGCTGAAACCAACGACATTTTACAATCAAGTTACACTGACGTATCATGACAGCTACAGTACCAAGTCTGTAAAGGTGTTTCCCAATGGAAGTATTCAAGTTGCTGGCTGTTGTGATCTCTTTGACTGTAAGCGTATCATCACACAACTTACATACATTTTCAAGACTTTTCTTGATATCGATCATGATATACCAGAAGATTCCTTCCGTGTAGTGATGATTAACTCCAACTTCAGTTTAAACTACAATATCAACCTTCATGTGGTTTCGAACTGGTTTGAAGAGTACTCTGATATTTTCAAGGTATCATTTGAACCAGATCGCTACTCCGCTGTGAAGATTAAGTTTAAACCAGCAAATGACATGAAAGAGATCACTTGCAGTATCTTCAGTACCGGTAAAATTATCATCACCGGTGCAGAAACACTCAAAGAAATTGCATTTGCCTACAACATCATTAACCAACACATAAATGAAAACAAATCAATCCGTGTATCTCAGACACAGGAAACTGATGTATTTGATATTTATCTGGGATACCGATGTGATCCTTTTGTGGAACATTTGAAAAATAAGGGATTCAAATCGTGGTTACATACAATTAACAACCGACAAATTAATTTCTAAATTTATAGTAACAATATGTCTCAACGACTTGGAATGGCCGATGGACGGTGCTTCACTGTGAACTCTTCAGCCCAGTTGTTCAACAACTATGTCATGAAGCAGAACAATATTACCTACGAGGATAATTACTCCTACCGCCAGCTTCTCCAGAAGTCTGGTCCCGAACTTTTCAACAAGGTGCAAGCGGCTAACCAGGGTACGGGCCCGTGTGTAGATTGCAACAAACCCCTAGTCGATACATCCAAAATTTATTAAATTGTGTGAGCTAAATTACCAAAAATACTTTACTACCCTACTGTAGAATGCCCATATGTGCTATATGTCTCGGTGAAGTCCGATCGACGAGGTCAAATCCTCTGATCAGATGTGGACATATATTTCATTCCCACTGTCTACAGGAGTGGAAAAATCGAGGTAAGAACACGTGTCCCACATGTAGAAAAGTTTTTGATGCATCTCACTTTAATGTTTTAGTTACGATTCAGAACAATCACACAGCAGTCGCAAACTCTGTGTCATTGAATGAAGATTCCATATTCGATGTATTGGATCTATTTGATATCAACTTTGACGTTGAAAATCAACCTGACCTAGACAGTATTCTTGCCGACCTTGGGGTGAGTCTTGCCGACTTTGATTCCTCTATTCTTGACGCAGAATGACCCACAGTATAGTTTATAGTTTAGCGTAGAATAATCCCTCGAAGATGTCCGTGGATCCTTGATCATATTACCCCGAGCATCTTTCAGGAGAGGTCCTGTGGCCCATCCACGTTTATGACTAAATACATTGGCACGGAAAACGATACGTTTACCAACTTTAAATGATCCTGCACCTCGAATTCGGGACACTGGAATTTTGAAGAAGTTGGCCACAGACGCGATTGTGTCACCCGGTTTGATCTTATACTCGATGACACCATGCTGTTTATAAAAGTGAAAATCACCTTGTCGAATGTAGTTTGTAGGTCTCCCAGGTGACACGAACATCATAACTTTGTAGTATCCCTTTTTACATCTTTCATTCGCTCGAGCTTTGTAAACCTTTGTTGGGTTGTCTGAAACAACGCGGTCCGCTAACCCCTTACATGACGTGTAATTATGACCTTTGTTAGAAAGCCCTGATCGATCACCTGGTATTGATTTCTGCCACCTGTACGCTTCGTAGTCTCCCACAGCATACGCATAGCAGTTATTACTTCCAACACCCTTTTTAGTCGACCACCGTCTATTCGTGAATTTTGGTTCGGAACCACTCAAGGGTAAATTGGTCATCTTACTGTCTGTTTAGAAAAAAAATATCAACATGTAATAAATGATTAAAGACGTTGCCAAATCTCAAACTCGTACTGATATGGTCAGGGAATTTCTCTTGTACATTCTCGCCCTCCTCATCACCACCTTCCTGATCCGTCTTCTATGGAACCGATCGCTCGTGAAACATATAAGCATCCTCAAGCCTGTCAACACTCTAGGTGACGCGTTCGTACTTTCTATCGCTCTTAGCGTCGTGCGAGGTCTTTAAAATTCGGTGTACCCGATACTGATTTCACCATCAGGGTGAATAATATAAGGAAAGCCGTCGATATTATCACATGATTCTTCATTACAATTTATGAAGACGTAGTGTCTTTTCGTATTGTTTAAATACTCCAACTGCTTACGAGTCCATTTACATGTCATGGTCCCGTAAACAGTCCACTTTTTAAGGCCTTGTACCTTTGGAGTGAAAACTTGATTTTTACCCGTCTGACAAAGAATGTATATATTTACAATGATGAGTAGAATGGCGAGTAACATTTTATTGTAAGTAAATATTAAAAATGTCTTCAACTGTATTCATTATTGGAAACAAGAAAGTCGCACTCAAGTACACCAGGAAAATGCCCCGTGGTGAAGTTGAACGGATGAAATCATTCGTCACTAAGAATGGTGAGAAACTCGTCAAGACTCCAAAGTTTAAGATACTCTCTGAAGTTGACGAGGGTACGAAGAGGGTTTTTAAGGTTGACAAATCTTCTTTTTGAGCATATTGCGTTCCTCATTTGATAG